GCTCCGCAGTGCATACCCATGTTATGTGGTTTCTACCACCTCCACCCAATTAAGGGAAAGCCACCGGCCGAAAGGCCGGAGGGCTCAGTTACGTCTTTCGACGATGAGCTCTACCCTTGATTTTAGGGTACGTTCGTTTCGTGCGCCCCTCTGCGCTCGCAGAGGGCATATACCGCATGGCGAGCGACCTTTCTGTCCAAGGTGGACAGTCAGGCCACGTACCGAAACAAATTAGGTTGGCAACTCGCCTACCTACTTTATTCCTGACGGTATACCCTGAACCGTTGTCAGGCGGATCAGGGAGGTCCCATGTTACCATGGGACCACGCAAGGACCCGGTGCCGGACCCCGCGTAGTACAGAGGATAAGCCGGATTCCAAATAGAATCCGGCTCAAACTCTATCTTCAGCGGGGGCCTTGTGACTGATCGATACCGCCAACCATCCCACTGCCTTCCGGCACGGGGTGGACAAGCGGTCGAAAAGTCACACACCAGGTGTCCGTCACCATGGCCTTCTGGGCCTAGATGACGCAACTTACGAGGAATAGTGCCCAAAACCCAACTGTGAACATCACCAAGCTTGCGATAAGCAGGCCAAGCAGTGTTCCCAGCAACGGGTACCTGCTGCGATCGAGCGATTGCAGCAAGTTTGCCACGAGTTCTAAGAACCTCGTTAGCAACATAGTAAGCATCCTCCACGGTCCTTATGTCCTTTTTTAATTGAAAAGGACGAACGAAACTACCGTCGAAGTAATCATGCCCGCAGGACTCTCGAAAGAGACCTGACGTAAACGTCTTCTCGAGATTAATCGAGAAACCGGCATAATTACAGATCTCCTGGAAGAGATCATACGCTCCTCTTGGGATGATGACATCATCTCCATATACGTGGAGGTTCTCTCCAATTGAATAAGGAACACCGGCTGTTTCGCAAGCGCTAACTGCGAATGCGAACAGGATCAGCGTTTCCAATTCGAACGTATATGCGTTGCCCATGCTGGTAAACTTGTGAAAGTCATACCAGTTCCCATCGAAAGAATACGACGGGCACCGAGCAACGTCAAGGAACTCGAACCATTCAAATGGTAAGAGATCCATGACGAGGAGATATGCGATAAGGTCACTCGCGGACGAGAAATCTATAGTACATAGATCCTTCTCGACAGCCACAGCCACCAACTATTGGTTGATGGTTTGATCATCGAGATTGACCCCCCACCGCATCAAGCGGTGACGCATATAAGACCCAACACCTTTTTGGTACAAACCATTAAGCAACGGTTCGATGCAAATCGGACGATGGGTCTTCGCATTCTTCGGTACGAACGTAAGTTCCGATCCTCTGACTATGTCAGCTTGTCGGTTGCTATTCCGCAACCAACTGGGGAACTCTGAGAAGAATTCCTCTACGATCGGCAACATTGGCGTAGCATGCTCAATCTGAGCGTGCAACTTATTATATACGGAGGTTTCCCCACGTACACCATATGCCGCACCAGGACCGAACCTAAAGTTGAGTTGTTCTAGCTTTGGAACGGGACCCAACAAACGGGCAATTTTCAAACGCGAATTGCAATATGCAGATCGCGCACTAGTCGACAGATTTCTCCAGTCGACTTTGCCATGTTTGATGCGATCGTTCGTAGAAGCACAAACAAACTCACACTCTAAGAACTTCCGCTGGGCATTAACCAGAGGGTCATGGCTCGAGTTTAAGTTTGGAAACTTAGACAAGAGTTTGACCGCCTGGTAGTCCAGAAAGAAGTCGGCCGCGGTGCTGTAATCAAGAGGATTACATTCCATTTCAAGAAGCTGGTCGATCTCCCCGTACTTAAGGCGTAAAGCAACGCCGAGAGAAACGGGGGTATCTAGAGCCTCAAGGAAACGGGAGGCGAAGCCAGCCCATTTCAACCTACTTTTCGGTTGAAAGACTTTACGCTTATGCATAGAGTCACCTTTCGGACCCATGCGGGTCCGGGTCAGGAATTAGCTAGAAACAGGAAACTATGTCAGAGGCCTAATAGGGCATGTCATAGTTGTCGATGAGAGCGACTCCTGGCGAAGAGCTCAGGAAGTTCTTCATCAACGCGCGTACATTGATACGCTCCTGTTTGATACACGCCACGGGCAGGGTGAGTCGAACATCGCAAACTACGCGATAATCGACCTCCGGGCCAGCCGTGTATCCAGTGGTTGTTGAACCACCGGCGGCTACTTCCTTTAGGTAGGGCATCTCCAGCTGCACGCGAGAAATGATATTCTTGCGTTGCTGTGCAGGGTTCGGCCTGGCCATCCACATCTTGATACGATTG